TTGGCTCTTCCATTGGCTCTTCCATTGGCTCTTCCATTGGCTCTTCCATTGGCTCATCCATTGGCTCCTCGGCTGGTGCCTCGTCATCCATGCTGACCTCTGCCTCAACGCCAGTAACATCAGAAATTGCGTCTACAACTGCGGAAACAATCTGTGCAACTTGCTCTTCTGGCATTTCTGGGGCTGCGTCCATTGGCTCGTCCATTGGCTCGTCCATTGGCATTTCTTCAGCCTCTGGCTCGTCCATTGGCATTTCTTCAGCCTCTGGCTCGTCCATTGGCATTTCTTCAGCCTCTGGCTCCATGTTATACGCCAAATCGCCTTCTTGTGCCAGTTCTGTTTCTTCTGTGGCGACCTCAATGCCTGCCCCTGGCAGGGCTGGCTCTGTCTCGGCTGCTTGCATTTTGCCGAGAAAGTCGTCTGTAAGATCGGTCATATCTGCGTATTTCATCATGCGTCGGACTGCCGATTCATTTAATAAATCTTTCTTCTTGGTAGTCATCTTTTACTCTCCTAAAAATTAAAATTAAACCGATCGGACGGTCCATATTTTATAAATCAATTCATTATAAATAGTGTAATATTCATAAAAAGGCAACTTTTTTAGCAACCTAGTTCGCTCGCCAGTTGCGGTGGAGTTTTAGACCTTTCTTTAACTTCTTTGTAGCCGACTCTTCAATATATTTTACTGCTACAAAGCTTACACCTTCTCTGTCTGCCACTTGTCGTAGCGTCATAGGCCCGTTCTTATCTACTGCAACCAAAGTGCAGTTCAAGTCCTCTTCAAAGTCAATATATAGGCGACAATCGTCGTTTGGGCACGAAACACCAAGCTTCGTGCATAATTTAGCGCACTCATTCATAGTAAACCATTCTCCTTTTCTAAGATATCAAATATATCATTAATTTCTGAATCTTTCAAGTCTAAAGTTGTTTCTTTTTCTCTGTTCATCTTCCTTGGAGCCCTAGACTTGTCTTTTGCTCTTTTTCTGTCCAAGTAGGTTGTGATGCGAGTGTCTCCAGCAAGGTATCCTGACACAATCATCCTAAAGAAGGCACTCATTGTTAGACCGTCTTCTTCGAGCTTGTTTTTTAGTGAAACATGGTGTGCTTCGCTATCATAAAAAATGATTTTTCGCCTCTTAGTGGTCATTCTGTGCCTTAACGGTTAGCCCGGTTAATGTGTGCGGAGCTTTCAACCTGACCAGCCGCAGTTTGACGAACAAACTGGGCTTTTGAATGAAACTCGGAGATGCTTCGGCATCCAGAATATGAAAGGCCAGAGCGAAGACCTCTTAATAGGTCATCAAGAATGTTTACGACGGCGCCCTTATATGGTACGGTAGAAGAAACACCTTCCAAGCTTGAAAAAGTACCCTTCCAGTCTTCCTGTGCGGCCTTAGAGGCCATTCCACGATATCTCTTATACTTAATCGTTGGATTTTCTAAAGAGCTTACAACCTCTCCTGGGGATTCATCTGTTCCTGACAATAGAGAGCCTAGCATTACAAGATCTGCGCCGGCAGCGATTGCTTTTGTTATGTCGCCAGAGGTTTTAAGTCCTCCGTCGGCAATAATAAGAGCATCACGGTCTGACTTAGCGCAATCAATGATCGTTTGTAGCCCCGGCACTCCATGTCCGGTTTGAATTCTTGTTGTGCAGATGCTTCCGCCGCCGATGTTACAGCGAATAGAGTTTGCGCCCCAATCTGCTAGATCGTTAAAGCCCTCTAAAGTTGCGACATTGCCTGCCATAATATGAATATGATCTCCAAGCGTCTTTCTCAACTCTGTTAATGCGTCCTTTACCAAGATATGGTGTCCGTGGGCGACATCTACGCAAAGTATTGAGGCGCCAGCGAAGGCTAGAGCGGTGGCACGATCTAGATAATCCCCGGTAACACCAATGGCTGCGCCAACGGGTCCGGTTGCGAGAGACTTGGCTCTTATAGTCAGGTCTGTCTGCTCGTCAATACTATTATACCTGTGAATAATGCCGGCGCCGCCGACAATTGATATTACTGCCGCCATTTCACTTTCAGTAACTGTATCCATTGGGCTGCTCAAAATTGGACTATCTAGCAACATTCCATTCCCAAGGTTTACGGATAGTGACACTTCTTTTCTGCTCTTGATATCACTGTATTGAGGGACTAGCAACACATCATCGTATGTTAATGCGTCTTTCATAGCGGGGCACCCTTTCTGCTTACTGTCTTATATTGCGGCTGAGAACTCGAACTGAAGACTATAACTGCGGAAGGGAATGGGGCGGCGTTCTTGCTGTCTCCGAACTTGAGACGGCCCTTAACGAAGTGAATCTCTTTGGCCTTCATACAGAAGTCGTGCCAATACTTTGTGTCGGTTCTAGATGGCACCAAACAAACAACCGTTGTGCCGGGATTAAGACTCTCAAGATATGCCTTGCGAATCCACTTCTTGATATCACGACCATAAGGGGGGTTCATAAACACAGTGTGACCCTCCCAGCTTTTAGAAAGTCCGTCGTCTTCTTGAGTGAAATATTTGGCACACTTGGCGGACTCCTTTGTAGCACAAGGGTCTAGAGTGAAGTTAAACTTCTCATTAAGCCCATCAAAAAAAGCTTGAGGAGTTTCCCAGTCATCACTCTTTGAACTGAAGCCTACTGCTCCCTTTTCTTTACTCCATAGTTTCGCTGGCATTTGTGTTCTCCTCGATTACTTTCTTAGCTGTCTCTACACAAGCAGGGCAATAAAGATTGACTTTCTTTTGTTCAGTCTTAACCACTACTGTCCAAGTTAATGCGTGTTGTTTATTCTTTTTATCAAATTCAGCCGAACAAGTCAAGCAGTTTCCTGGGATTCTGTCAAACATGCTCATCTTGCTCGCAAGTTCTGCTTGCGCTTCCTCGTTCTTTACTTTACGCTTTTCAGCTTGAGCCTTGCGCTTGGCAAGCCTTTTCTTGCGGTCTTCTTTCTTGTTCTTCATTGTCCTGTGCTTCCGAAGCCTCCATCGCCACGACGACTGATTGTGATAGCTTCCCAGTTATAAAGGTCATCAACCTTTGTTTCTAGTGCTCGGAAGGATACAACCGGAACCATAACGACCTGAGCGATCTTGTCGCCGGGTTCTAGGGTTTGGCTCTCTGTTCCAATATTGTGCATGTCAATGAAGACCTCTCCATCATAACCGCTATCAACGCAGTGAGCGCCGACAACAACAGACTTCTTCGCAGCCATTCCAGACCTGTTCATTACTTGAAGCATATTCCCGTGAGGGACTCCAAACTTAAGTCCAGTTTGTAGAACTGCGTTTTCTCCTGGGGATAAAGTCTTTGACTCGCCATTTTCTGGGCAATAAAACACGTCAAGACCTGCGTCTGATGGGTTTGAGCGAACTGGTGGTAGTGCTCCTTCTCGAAGCCGGTAGTATTCAATAATCATCTTATCTCCTTATTGTTCTGATAGTAGTTTCATCTCTTGCTTCAGTGAGCGGACGCTGTAGCCCCACTGCTCACTATACCCAACCTTGGCTAGGTATGGTCGATTAATTCGGATCTTATCGAGGCCAGGGCGGACGCCCCAGCACTTGATTGTGCTAGTCGTACTCGTTGAGTCTACCGCTTTTACGATCCAATAATCTTTTCCTGTCTTGGTCTTCTTTGGAATAATCTCCCGTGGAACAAACCAGCAGACTTGACCACTCTTCTCCACCTTAGCAATAGGTGGAATAGCGAACTCGTCAATCTTCTCGGTAACTTCCTTGTTGAGAACTAATTCCATCGGAAACACTCCCGTTAAGTTTACCATATTTTCTATCTTTTCTTCAATAGAAAATTCACCTTCGGGCAAATAAAGTTCGATATTCTCGTGGAGCTTCTTTTTGTTCTTTGGGCGGTCGGCGGCGACGCAAGACCAGAAGTGTTTGGCTCCAGAGAATCTATTGTCTCTAAGAACATCCAGGGCTCCGGCACGAGAAAGTACATCTAGAGCCTTCTTGTTAAGTTTGCTGTATACAATATTATCATTAAACAGAAACTCTTCAATCGTCTCAAAGGGTCTATTGTTTACAATTTGCTCAATAGCCTTGTCTCCAAGTCCCTTGATCGCTGTAAATGGCTGAACCAGTGTTTTTCCATCTTCTAGAATATCCCAAGTAGAGCCTGAAGTATTCACGTTGGTGTATTGGATCTTGAAGTCCATCTTCCTTGCGATGTTGATTGCCCTTTCTTTTCTCGACTCTGGCTCCTTGTCAAGAAAAGCAGCAACCCACTCAGGCTTATAATAGTTTAGAAGCCATGCACACTGATATGATAAGATAGAATAACTTACGGCGTGACTCTTGTTAAAACCATAGCCAGAGAAGTACTCAAAGTTAGACCAGATCTCATCTGCCTTCTCTTGAGTGATATTCTTCTCAAGGCAACCGGCGACAAACTTCTTATAAAGAGTCTTCTTAACCTTCGATTCCTTCCCTGTGCCCTTCTTTGTAAGAACCTTCCGAAGCATGTTGCCTTCGTCAAGTGACAAGTCTTTGCCGAGACGATGGGCGAGAAGAGCAATTTGCTCCTGAAAGATAAGGTACCCATATGTTTCTTCAGTTACTTCCTTGTACTCTTCGCAAGGATAGTCAATAGTCGCAGGGGCATTTTTTGACATCAAATAGTTTCTGTCTACCTTTGCGCTCAAGGGTCCAGGGCGGAAGATAGAAGTAACGGCAGCTAGATCAATAATGTTATCTGGCTTTACTTTCTTACAGAAGCTCTGGGCTCCTTGCTCTGTGAACTGGAAGACCCCAGCCCAGCGGCCTTTATGAAAGATGTTCTTATATACTGCCTCGTCTCCAAAGTCAATAACATCTGGGTGGAGGTTTTCATCATAGAACTTCTTTACATCCTCAAAGGTTGGTTCTGCTACTCCCTTGTGGCGGCGAAGGACATGTTTAATACAGTCCTCTAGCATTCGCAGAGAAGCAAGCCCAAGAATATCAAACTTAATAAAACCCATGGGCTCCAGATGTCGGACGTTCTGCCCTTCGGACCAAGGAGTTTGGCGAACACCACCACTATAAATAAGCGGCATATTCTTATCCAAGTCTTCAGCAATAACAACTCCGCCAGCGTGGCGGGAGCAGGAACGAACCTGTCCAACAAGGCGTTTGACGTGAGTCTCGACTTCTACATACTTCTTCAAAAAAGACTTAAGCGTCGTGCTGTATTCAAGAACTTCTTCCCAGGTTGGAGAATAGACGCCGGCAGTGATGCCGTGCTTTTTCTTGGCAATCGGGGTGGCTTCCTTGATCATAACACTTGTGACCGGGTTTACATCGGAAAACGGAATGTCATAAAACTTTGAGATGTCCTTGATTAGAGAGCGTAGTTGTAGGGTGTTCCAGTTAGAGATAGGAACAACGGTGTTCTCACCCCATTCTGCGATCAACTTTTCCTTGATCTCCATTGGATTGCTCACGTCATAATCTATGTCTGGATATCCCTTGCCTTGCTTAGTCAAGAATCTCTCGAACTGTAGTCCATACTTAATAGGATCAACTTGCGTGATACCAAGAGCATAGGATACGAGAGAGCCGGCGGCGGAGCCTCTGCCGGGACCAACAAGCTGTTGCTCTGTTGACTTGTCGGAAATTGCCTTCATAGTTAGAAAGTATTTGCTAAAGCCTCTACCCTCAATAACAGAAAGCTCGTGCTTTAACCTTTCAACATACTCTAGAGACTTTTCCTCGTCAAAAGACTGGTCCTTAAACAATAGGCGCAAGCCCTCGATAGATTTTTTGCGTAGCTCTTGATCTGCTGTAGTTCCGTCAGGAACAACAAAGTCGGGGAGGCGAACAGTGTTGTCGGGATAAAAGTGTTCAAGTTTAGTTTCGCTAATCTCGTGGGTTCTAGTAATAGAATCCATAATCAAATCATCATCATACTCTCTTTCGCACAAGGCGGAATACTTCTTATAAGACTCCCACATCTGCTGCCCGTTCTTTGGGTACAACTCATAGCCAACTTCTTCAACAGAATCGGGAAGATCTGGAACTGCGTCTGATGAATGATTAAGCCAACCAAGCTTCTTATATAGAATCCTGTCCTTCCAAGCATCGGGGGCTGGGTAGTGGCTATCGGCGGTTGATACTAACTTAATGTTTTGTTCTTGAGCGACCTTG